TTTCTGTCCGGCCTTGACCAGCTTGCGGCTGATCGCATCTTCGAGGCCGACGTAGCTGATGAACTTGCCGGTGATCGAGCGGTTACCCAGCAGCGAGAAGCCGCCAAGCACGGTGCGGGCGTAGTAGCTGACGCCGTAACGATTGAGCAGATCGCCTTCGGTGGACGTGTCGAGGATGTTGTACTCGACGACTCGCGAAACGTCTTCGGCGAAGGTCACCTGGTTGCCCGGGCTCTCCCATTGCTTGACCTTGGCCAGCGCGGCAATCGCCAGACTGGAGGGCGACAGGAAGACGTTTTTCTTCGCAGCTTTCGAATACACGGCGGGCATGTTGTGCACCACCAGGCAACGGTCGAAACCGAGTTCGGCGCCGCCGAGTTCCTGGCTGTACAACACCTGATCGGCCACCGACACATCCTTGCCGTCCAGCACCACACGGGCCTTGATGCGCTTGCCGAACGCGGCGAACTCACCGGCCACCGCTTTAGTGCCGGTGAAGCCCGGCGCGCCGATGATGGTCAGGTCTTCCGGGACACTGCCCAGCGCCGCCAGACCCAGCTTGCGACCAGTCGACGGCTCGACACCGCCGATCACATTGTTGACCGTGTCGGCCGGAGTTGCGCCGGCCTCGACGATGACCACGTATACCGGCACCTTGACCACTTTGAGGATCTGGTAAACCGCGTGATACAGCGTGCCCTCTTCCGACCCAGTCGGATCGAGCAGCGCATGGGTGGTGAAGCTGTTGATGCGAAACGGCGCGTTTCGCGGAATCAGCGGATCGGCTTTCGGCGCGGTGCCGACCAGACCGATGACGTTGTCGCCCAGGCCACCCATGGCCTCGGGGGATTCAGTGGCATTGACGGTAATGCCGTTGTGCTCGAAGTTCAGAACCTCAGCCATGTTCAGTCAGCCTTCTTGGCAGCGGCCTTTTTGGCCTGGGTGATAGGGGTTTTCGGCTCAAGTCGACCGGCAAAGTGCAAGGCACTGGCCTCGACGTCGAGCAGATCAAGTTCTTGACCAACGCTCGACCAATGCCCACCTCCGGTGGGGAATGGGACGAGCACGGTGTAGGTTTGGCGGGTTGCCATTTTTCGTTTCTCCATAAACGGGAAAGCCCCTCGGGAGGGAGGGGCTTTGGCGGGTGTTGAACAGCTGGTGTCGGGAAAACGTTGCCCTGACTCGGGACGCTCATTGAATCGAGGTAACAGCCTGGATGGGGTCAACTCGGTGATCTGCCGAAAAACGCGGGCTGCCAACGGCCGACTGAATATTTGAGATCACCTCGTCAGCGATCTGCCTGGCCTCATCGGCTGCACCCGCTGCAAGCTTGTGCCTGATCGACTCTTTCGCCTCCAGGCGCCGCTCTCGGATAAGGTAAAGCCGTTCTGCGTATTGGGCGGCTTCGGTCAGGATGTCATCGGCAGCGTCCTGAGCCGTGCGCCCCATGATTGCCCAGGCAGCAACGCTGCGCGGCACCGCGTCGGCCGGATAGCCATTATTTTTGAAGGCTAGCGCCTCGGCAGCAGCTCGCTCGTATTCAACTGCGCGCAATGGATCGCCTGAAACAGCCCGCCGCGCTTGATCAGCGTACTCATCAATCCTTGCGCACAAGTCCGCGAGGGTGGGCATGGGCTCGCCGTCATGCTCCCATTGGCCATTCCATTCGCCGGTATCGGGAATACGCGTCCCTTTGAAGCGGGGATTCCAGCACGGTTGAGGCAATTGCGCGCGAGTCCAGTTCATCGCCCCCTCCGGAGCGTCGGCGGCATACAGAAACTTGCCATCCTGATCGATCACAAAAATCATATTGCCTCCTTAAACCGCTTGAACGCAGAAACTGAATTGACAGGCGAAGCCACCCGCGCCTGCAGTGGAGCCCATCGCATAATCCAGAACGACCTCGCCTGTGACTTCCGCTCGCCACGACAGCCACCCAAATGCGAGGGGACTGTTGGTCGCCCAGTCTCCCGTTCCACACATTCTGGTGATAGGCCGAAATCCAGGCGGAAGGGTAAACATGACCAATGGATCGATACCGTTACTGACCCAACGTGTAGCGTCGATGCTTACGTAGACATTGCCGTTGGCTTTCCAGTATCGAGTTGCATTGCCGTCGGCAAAACCATTGACGAGCGCGGGCACCCTCAGAGTCGTCGCAGAAAAGTTCGCAAAAGCGGTGCTGACTACGCTGTTGGTCTGCGCCTGCGTGTAGCTGTCGGTGATTCCGTATCCCGACAACGAATTGGGTTTGCCTGAAGTGATCTTGCTCCAGTCCAGAGCGGGGACATCCGATGCGATCAGGTTCCCGCCGCTGGTAGCCAACCCTTTGGCATTGACGGCAATTTTTGTGTAAGTACCGGCAGAAACGCCCGAGTCGGCCAGCGCTAGTGAAATGTTGGCGTTTGTCGAGCCGTCAAACGAAGTGCTACCGCTAGCCGCGCCGGAAATGGCAATACTGCGCGCCGTTTCAAGCTTGCGAGCGGCAACCGCTGTTCCATTGATCCCGAGGGCGTCAGTGATGCCAAATCCAGCCAACGTCTGCGGATTCGCACCTGCTATCACCCGACCATATTCATCAACAGTCAGACTCTTGTAAGTCCCAGCAGCAATCCCGGTGCGCCCTGCGAGCATCTTGAATGTCAGCGCGGTCGTGCCGAGGGTGATCGGTGCGTTGGTGGTCAGGTGCCACAGCGAATCTCCATTCGCTACGCCCTCCTCCACCATGACCGTCAGGCCCGGGGTGACCTTGGCGCTGGTGTTGGCATCAGTGGCCCGCACCCAGTCGCCATTGGCAACGATCCACAGGCCGTTGTCCTTGGCCAGCGTCTGGCTCGGCAACAGCACGCGATCGCCGGCCACCACGGCAACACCATCAACCTGCTGGGCTCCGCTCAACACGACATTGCCGGTGGCAGCGACGCGCACCGACTGCTTGCCATCGAGCTTGCCGAGTTCTTCGGCCAGATAACTCATGACCCAGGCGCGCGTGGCTTTTACCACGGTGTCATCGATCAACAAGGTCACCAGCGAGGCATTGCTGGTCTCGAAAATCGAGCGAATGTAGAACTCTTTACCCGAGCCCGACGTCGCCAGCACCGGTTTGAACGACTCCGGATATTTGACGATGGCATAGAGAACACCAGTGTCAGTCCATAGCCCCGCTTCCCGTACATACCAGCCGCCAACATCCGGAGGAATGGTCACTTCGGCGAGCAGCCAGCTCGGGTTTTTCTCATCCTGGAACAGTGCGTTGAGCGGTCCGCGCCAGACTTCGCGTTTCAGAGCGGTCGCGGTGGCAGCCGGGTTGTAGACCGCGCCGCCGCCGTCGCCGACCGAAATCTGCGTCAGCTTGATCGGCGTACCGGCGGCCTTGCACGCCGTTTCGTATGCAATCCCTGCGTTGGTGAGCAGGGTGTAATAGTCAGCCATTCAGGCCCCCTGAGGATAAATAGTGGATGTTTCGACGGTGTACAACGCAGCGGCCATGAACGCCTCGCCAGAGGTTTCAAGGCCTTCGACGAACACCGGATAAACCGTGGTCAGTTCGCCGCAGAACGTAGCGGCGCCGATGACGTGATTGCCGAACGCGCTCAAGCCCACCGACACCGAAAGAATGTCCCGCTCGCTTTTGGCATCGGCCAGACGGCGGTCGAGACGTGCATCGATTTCTTCGCTATAGGGTTGTTCGCTGAAGGCACGCACGGAAAAGCTGTACGGCGAGCCGGGCGGTGTCTGTTCGTACCAAGCGCGGATTTCCGGGCGCAGTTGCAAACCCTTGGCGGCGTTTTCGAGTGCCTTGCGAGTGCCGGCCTGGCGCGCGGTGGGCCAGGCCAGTTCGACGGTGAGGCGCTTCTCCGCCACCGGCGCATCAGTGCTCCATTCGGCGACGCCACGATCGGCAGCCAGATAAGGCAGGAAGGCCATCGGCGTTTCGCTGGGATTCATCAGTTCCGGGAACGGCGGTGCGATGCGATCGAGCAAGGCGCCGAAGCCCAGATCCAGTCCGCGCTCAAGTGCCGAGCTGTTGGCTGGCAGTAAGGTCGGGCGCTGAGTTTTTTCACTCATAGCGTCAGCACCTCGACTTCGACCGCGGTGCAATAAGGCGCCTGAAAAGCGGTGGTGACGATCGGCGCCAGCGGTTCGAGAATCTGCAGTTGTACGGCGCCGGCGCTGTGCAACGTGTAGTCGATCCAGCTCGGATCGACCCGACCTTCGAGGCGATGGCAACTGTCGGCGTAGGCCTGCAATTGCGCTTGCGCGGCGACCTTGGTCAGGCCCGAATCGGGACCGGAATTGATCTTGGCGACGACGCGGATTTTGTAGCGCTGGATCTCGGCAGCCTTGACGGTGACGAGGTCGGTTTCCGGGCGCACATCCGGTCGGGCGAAATGCTGACGGACGCCGTCGAGCAATGCTTCGGAAGGTGTGCCATCGCCTTCTCGCGAAAGCACGGTGACCTGCACTTCGCCCGGCGCGGTGCGCCGTCCATTGCCATCCTTGACCTGCGCGGCGAGGCCGTCGGGATCGAAGGTGTAGGTGACGTTTACCACGCCGGAATCAGTGGACTCAACCTGCACCGTGGGCCGCTCGCCGAGGGTGAACACCTCGCGGCGATACTGCATCCGCGAACCCGCCGCCGGTGCATGGGGCGCGAGGTAATAACGCAGCCGAGCGTCGTCATCACTTTCGTAAATCGCCGGTACCGGCGGGAATGCCGCCGGGTCGCCGGGATCGAGCAATTGCCGCTCCAAACCCATGTCCGCCAGCCGCGCATCGAGATTGCTGCCGGTCGCCCACCACGCCAGCATCTGCTTGATGCGTGCATTGTATTTACGCTCATGGGTTTGCAGACGCACGCAGAACGCTTCCAGCGCCAGGGTCAGCAATTCGCTTTCGTTTTCCAGACTCGCCTTGAGTTTCACGGCGCTGGCCGGCGAGCGAGCCCCCACGTATTCGATGACGAAAGTCTTGAACTCGGCGAGCAAGTCTTCGAACGCTTCGACCGTGATCAGCGCGGGTTCGGCCAGCTGATTCTGGCCAGGGATCAGCATGCTCATGTCAGCACCTCGAAGGTTTGTTGGCGGTTTTTCCAGGTGCCGGCGAAGCGCAGCAGCAGGCCGTCGCCGTGACGACTGGCGACAATCACTTGCGGCTGAAAATCGTCGATGCCGTTTTGCGAGTTGTAGAACGCTTGGGCGGCGTGGCTCTGGGCCAGAAGCAGAATGTCGTCACCGAGGTTCTGCCCGAGGAGAGTGGGAATCAGCGAACCGTACAAAGGTCGTTTCTGCCGGGTGCCCAGCGGTGTGGTCAGGGCTCGGGTCGCGCGCTGCACGAATTGCAGCCAGTCGTCGACCGTGGCCCCGCTGTCTCTATCGATTCCGATCATGGGAGGCTCTTGAATCAGGGGCTGATGACGCGGCCCTGGTGATCGACCAAGGGGCCGCTGAAGTGCACGCCCGAGGCGTCGATACTCAGGCCGACGGCGCCCAGTTGCAGGGTGATCAGTTGTGGCGTCATGGCCAGACGTGCAGGGCCGATGCTCAGTTCGAGCGACTCGCGAGACCCGTTGAATTGCGCGGGTCCGTTCAGCCAGTGCAAGGCGTGGCTAGCGTCGTCGTAACCGCTTTCGCTGCCGTCCTGATGCACCCGACGGGTCAGCGTCGGCACAGTCGAGGCGGGAGGAAAGCGGTCACTGTTCAAGCCGAACAACGCGACACTCTGCGCACCGCTTTCACCGCTGCCATAGTTGAACAGCAGGCACTGCTCGCCCACCGTTGGGATGCGCGATTCGCTTTGCGCCCCGGCGCTAGGATTGAAGAACTTGATCGCTGGGGTGAGCAATCCACCATGGCTGACCTGGCAAGTGTTACTCGCCGCATCAACTGACTGGCAGATGCCAATACGACAGAAACTCTCGGCACGGCGATGCAGGTCTTCGATTTCCGCTTCCATTTCCGCCAGACGCTCAATGATCGGACCGAGCTGCATACGCAGTAATGCATCGAACATCGGTCAGCCCTCCAGCGCGGTGTACTGGTCCGGGTCGTCGATGTTGCTGACTTCCCAGGTGCGAGCGAATTTCGGCATGCCCAGTGGATCGTCGAGCAAGGTCGAGCCGAGGTAGAGCGTCTGCTCGAAGGTCAGGGTCCAGGCTTTGTATTGTTGATCAGCACTGATAAGCAACGACGGCAAGCCATCGATATTCAGGGGCAGATCGCATTGATCGCCGGGCAATCCCCAGCGGTTGTCGGTGATCAGGTTTTTCAGCACGGCGATCAGATCGCACGCTGCAAAAGCGGTCGCAGAAAGCGCCGGGATGACTTGCAGTGACAACGTCATGACATGAGCGATACGCCCATCAGCGGCGCGCATGCCGGACGCATTTCGGTCAAAGTCAATCAGTACCCAAGCCTGTTCGCCCGCTGCTGTGAAGTCAGCGTCACTGCCGACATTGAGGTTGAGACCGGCGGTGTTGCGCAGTGTCGTCGCGATGGCTGTGAACAGTTGCGACGGCTGCTGGATCGGTGTGGGCATACATGACCTCCTTTTCAATCGTCCACGTGCAGCCCTGCCGCCGACATGGCGGCACGGAAAAATATTCAGGGTTAAGGCTGGTCGCGCGGCGGCACGTCACAGACGCCGATGCGCTTGGCCGCCCAGCGTTCGTAAAGGCCGATGGCGACGTCGGCGCCGGCCATGGCGGTCAGGCAGCCAAACGCACCAGCGGCCCAGATCGACATGCCGGCGGCATAC